ACCCAAGCCGAAAAGGTATTCGGCAAATGGGAAAAAGTCACCTCGCCCCTCGATCACGTACCCGAATACCGCTACGGCAATGATTCGATGGGTTCGGTCACCAACCAATACCGCTCCAAAACCCCGATTCGTGAGGATCGGCAGGCATCGCCTGCCGAGACTCCCCCTTCCCGCCCCGCTGCTCCTGAACAGGTAGCAGGGCTTAATCAACCTCCTGAAAGGAGATAAATCATGTTCAAGAAAATCGCTGGTCGTGTTGTTGCCGTAACCGTTGCTTCCATTGGCATCGCTAATGCTGCCGTGGATACTTCCGTTTCCGGTGCCCTGGGCACTGCTGCAACGGACGTCGCCGCCGTCGCCGCTCTGGCCTTCCTGTGCTATCTCGCTCCGAAGGCTTTCAAGTACATGCGCGGCGGTCTGTAAGCATGGCTGCGGGCTATCTGTTCAAGGGTCAATGCTTCTCGACCCTCGCGGCTGCAACATCGGCCCATTGGACCGATAGCCCCAGTTTTATCGTGCCGGGGACAACCTCGTACATCTCCGATACGGTGTGGTCAGGAACTGCTTGGGTGGTCAAGAAATACACCCTTTCCAGTACCGGCACACTTACCCTCAATAGCACCACGAATGCCCCGGTTCTCGCCTTCGAGACCTGCGACACAACCGCGAATTTTAACGATGGTATGACCCTTGGCTGGGGTGTAGCTGCCGCCATGGTCGCCGCTTTCGCTATTCGCAATTTGCGCCTTGGACTTTAAACCACGTTCCAAGGGCTAGCCCTTGGCCGTCGGAGACGACTTTATGCTTCTGACTGACATTTACACTTGGGCAGGCTTCCTCTGCATCGTTCTCCCCGTCTGGCTGATCCTCAAATGATCCGCGCCTTTGTCCTCGCCCTGCTCCTGACCTGCTCGGCGTCTTCCTTTGCGGCTCGTGTTTCTATGAAGCCGCCTTCTAATGTCACCGCAGGAACTAGTACATTCGATGGGCTACTGTCTCAGCCTTACCGGGGTACGCAATCGGCGGTCGATGTCAATTCGACGAAGTTTTCCGGCGATTGGTCTGTTCCCTATGCGGGCGGTCAGATCAGTGTTCCCTCTACGATGGCCGTTGCTGACGTTGCTGTGGCGGTTGCGACGAATGCCACAAAACTTTCTCCTGCGCGTCTCGTTGTTGGCACAGTCGCTGTATGGCTTGCCGAAAAAGGTATTGAATACATTGATGGTGTTTTGAAGAAGAAGCAACCGGGCACTAGTTCCCCGCCGTCGGGTGCTCAGTATTCTTGGTCCGGCGCTGTTTGGGTGGGCGATCTGGCTACTGCCTGCCAACAAGCCATGTCGAGCGGTGCCTATTCGTCGGCTACGCCGACACCGATGACCGGATGCACGCATCTTGCCGCTTGCCAATTGACCTATAAACCGGGCTATGGTACTGGTCAGATCACCGGCTGCGCTGCAACTCGCGGCTGGAATACTGCTAATTGCCCGAGTGGCACCACGGTTAACACTGACGGCACCTGTCAAACCGCGCCGTCGTATCAGCCAGCTACTGACGCTGATTTAAGAGCGATTCCCGGCCCGCTGCCTGATCCCGTTATTAAACAATTGACGCAGGCCGGTGTCTCCCTGCCTGTCACCCAGCCTCAGTTTGGCTACTTGCCGCCTGTTCCTCTCGGCAATCCTTACAAGGATTCGACAACTGGCGGTTATTCTCAGGATGTTGTCTCCGTTGTCCCGAATTCTGATGGCACTGCCGATGTATCTACCGGCAAGCGCTCTGTCGATCCCAGCGGTAACCCGGTTACTGATCCTGCCACCGGCCAGCCTAAGAATGACACGCCCACGCCGGATTTCTGCGCCGAGCATCCGGACGTCTTGTCCTGCCTCAAAGTCGGCGATGTTCCTGCCGATGATCCGGTGCAAGTCAAAGAAAAGCAGGTGTCGATATCCCCTGATTCGGGTTGGGGTCCAAGCAATGGCACCTGTCCTGCTGATCTTTCGCACACTACTGGTACTGGCATGGTGATCAAGCTCTCCTACGGCCCGACCTGCCGCGCTGCCTCTATCCTTCGCCCGATCATCATTGGCCTCGGATGGCTATCTGCCGTGCTTATTTTCATGGGTATCTCAAGGAGGGTCCAAGGATGAATTTCGCCGGTCTTCTCGTTGCCCTCGCTGGTCCGCTTGCGAAAAAAGTGCTCTCCGCGCTCGGCATTGGTTTCATTACCTATATCGGCGTGGATACGGCCATCACTGCGGCCCTTGGTGCGGCTAAAGCGAACTTCGCCAGTGTCACAGGCGACATTCTTCAAATTATCGCCATGGCGGGCTTCTTTGATGCCTTTTCGGCCATTGCTGGCGGTATTACGGCTGCTGTAACGATGATGGTTTTCTCTCGACTGGGTAAATTGACATGAGTATTGAAAACAAACCGATTGCGCTGGTCACTGGCTCACCCGGTTCCGGTAAAACCGCGATGCTGGTGGATTTCATCGATAAGGCCGCGAAAGATGGCCGTCCGATCATCCAAGTCGGGATCCCTGAGCTTAAGGTGTCGCATATACCGCCACCCGGTGATATGTCCGATTGGACCGAGCTACGCGAAGACCCTGACATGCCGGGCAAGATGCTGCCCTATTTCACGTTCCCCGAACGCGCCCTCGTCGTCCTCAGTGAAGCCCAGCGGCTTTATCGTCCCCGCGCCGCTGGGGCCAAGCTCCCGGATTATGTCGCCGCCTTCGAGACCTGCCGCCATACTGGCGTGACTTTCGTACTCGACACGCAACACCCGGACTTCATCGATTCCCATATTCGCAAGCTGATCGGTCAGCATATTCATCTTATTGATCACGGCGTACTCGGTCGCAAGCACTACGAATGGCCCTACCTCGGTAATCCTGATTACTTCAAGGCCGCGCCGATTAAGAAGCCGTACAAGCTGCCGAAACATGTCTTTGACCTGTACAAGTCCAGCAGCCTGCATATCAAGCGGAATTACACGATGCCGCCCGCCGTCAAGATTTTCGGCGCCCTCGTTCTCGCCCTGGCCATTGGAGGTTACTTGGTCGGCAAACGCATGTATTCCAAATTCGAGCCTGCCGTCGTCCCGGCTTCTGTTGAAGCTGCTCATTCGGGCACTACCGCCACAGCCGCGACACCAGGTGCCGCCTTTTCGCCGGTGGATGCTGCTTCACTACTCGTTGAATTTTCCCCAAGAGTGCCAGGACGCCCCGAGACGGCCCCGGCCTACGATGCACTTCGTCAGGTCAAGAACATGCCGCAAGTAGTAGGCTGTTTTCAGTCGAAATCGTCTTGCGCCTGTCAGAATCAACAAGGACTTGATGCCGGTCTAGACGACATGCAATGCCGTCAATGGATCAAGAACCCTCGATTTGACGCCTACCGCGAGCCTCCTATGCCGTCCGTTGTCGCGCACGGCGACGAGGCACCAAAGCCGGCAAACCTGCCGGCTGGTGAGTCGTCGTCTCCCGTCGCGCCATCGCCGCAACAGGCCGCGCCAGCGCCTGCGCCCTTAACACCGGCCTAGGGTCTTACAGAGGCTCGGAATTCGACCTGCCACGCCTCTTGAAGTTGTGGCGGGTTGAAAGCCCGGAGGGCGGTTCTGAGGGTGGTAAGCCTCCCCGAGACAAGCCCCTAATCCTTGGGTGACAAGCCCCCAACAACCCCCCCTTTTGCTGGCTGGCCTTTGACTTGGTCGCCGGATTCGGACTCCTCCCCCGTAAGGGGGGGTTAGTCGCGCCCCTCTTTTTCCCCTGTCCAGAAAAAAATTATCTACCCCGTTTTCATGCGCGAATGGCATAGAAAAAGGGAGGTTTTACCCTCCCCTTCCTGAATTTCGAGAAACCATCTCAAAAGATGAAATTATTTCCTTTTCATAACTGCAAATTATGCGCGTCGTGGCAACCTAAAAAAGCCGACCCCGGCCCTTGACCCGTCCCCGCAGATACCGGAAAAGCTCCACGCCAGCATGCACACCAACAGGACGGCTGCCGTGCGTGCATGCGAGATAAAGACGTCCAGAACCCGCGCCGCTTCTCGTTCTTCTCGCGCTGGCTTCAAAGGCTGAGATGCCCGCCTCGCCGATCCATATTTTCGCATAGGCACTCGCGCCCCGCGTAGTGCTGAGGATGCTTCCTGCAAGGCCACTAAGCCGGCCTGAACGAAATAGCGAATACCAGCGTCAAACAGCCAACAAGGGAACACGCAGCAGGTGTGGCCAGGCCGGGATATGCCGGCCGTCTGAGTGGAGGACTTCGCCATGTCGATATTCGCCCGCTATCAGGGACGTTACGAGTCCCTGCAGGAAGAGGAAATGTCCATCCAGGACTTTCTTGAGTTGTGCCGCAACGATCCGTCGGTCTATGCCAGCGTTGCCGAACGCATGTTGCTCGCCATCGGCGAACCGGAGCTGGTCGATACGCGCAGCGACGCCCGTCGTTCACGCCTCTTCGCCAACAAGATGCTCAAGCTCTACCCGGCCTTCCGGGAGTTCTACGGCATGGAAGAAGTCATCGAAAATATCGTTTCCTATTTCCGGCACGCGGCGCAGGGACTGGAAGAAAAGAAACAGATCCTCTATCTGCTCGGCCCGGTCGGTGGCGGCAAATCCTCGCTGGCCGAACGTCTGAAATACCTTATCGAAAAGGTGCCCTTCTACGCCATCAAGGGCTCGCCGGTACATGAATCGCCGCTCGGCTTGTTCAACCCGGATGAGGATGGCCCCATTCTGGAAGAAGATTACGGCATTCCCAGCCATTACCTGGGTACCGTGATGAGTCCCTGGGCGGTCAAGCGTCTGCAGGAATATGGCGGCGACATCACGCGTTTCCGTGTGGTCAAGCTGCGCCCGTCCGTCCTTTCCCAGATTGCCGTGTCGAAAACCGAACCGGGCGATGAAAACAACCAGGATATTTCGTCGCTGGTCGGCAAGATCGACATCCGCAAGCTCGAAACCTATTCACAGAACGACCCGGACGCCTACTCCTATTCCGGCGGGCTGTGCCTGGCCAATCGCGGCGTGCTCGAGTTCGTCGAAATGTTCAAGGCGCCGATCAAGGTGCTGCACCCGCTGCTCACCGCCACCCAGGAGCAGAACTACAAGGGCACCGAAGGCTTCGGGGCAATTCCCTTCGATGGCTTGGTGCTCGCCCACTCGAACGAGGCCGAGTGGCTGACCTTCAAGAACAACCGCAACAACGAGGCCTTCCTCGACCGCATCTACATCGTCAAGGTGCCCTACTGCCTGCGCGTCACCGAGGAAATGCACATTTACGAGAAGCTGCTGGTCAATTCCTCGCTGTCGCAAGCGCCCTGCGCTCCGGACACCCTGCGCATGCTGGCCCAGTTCTCGGTGCTGTCGCGCCTCAAGGAACCGGAAAACTCCAACCTGTTCAGCAAGATGCGTGTCTACGACGGCGAGAACCTCAAGGATACCGACCCGAAGGCCAAGAGCTATCAGGAATACCGCGATTTCGCCGGGGTCGATGAAGGCATGACCGGCCTGTCGACGCGCTTCGCCTTCAAGATACTGTCGCGCGTCTTCAATTTCGACCACCGCGAGGTGGCCGCCAACCCGGTGCATCTGATGTATGTGCTCGAGCAGCAGATCGAACAGGAACAATATTCGCCGGATATCGAGGAGCGCTACCTGCGCTATCTCAAGGAATTCCTCAGCCCGCGCTACGCCGAGTTCATCGGCAAGGAAATCCAGACCGCCTATCTCGAAAGCTATTCGGAGTACGGCCAGAACATTTTCGACCGCTACGTCACCTATGCCGACTTCTGGATACAGGATCAGGAATTCCGCGACCCGAATACCGGTGAAATGCTCGACCGCGGCGCCCTCAACGACGAACTGGAAAAGATTGAGAAGCCGGCCGGTATCAGCAATCCCAAGGATTTCCGCAACGAGGTGGTGAATTTCGTCTTGCGCGCCCGGGCCAAGCACGACGGCCGCAATCCGGCCTGGACTTCCTACGAGAAGCTGCGAGCGGTGATCGAGAAGAAGATGTTCTCGAACACCGAGGAGCTGCTGCCGGTCATTTCCTTCAGCACCAAGGCCAGCGCCGACGAGCAGAAGAAGCACCAGGAATTTGTCGACCGCATGATTACCAAGGGCTATACGGAGAAACAGGTGCGTCTGCTCTGCGACTGGTATCTGCGGGTAAGGAAGAGTTCCTAGGATTGAGGATCGAGATATTAGGATCGAGTAGGCCGTACCCGCTGCCTTTGCTCGATCTTCGATCCTAATAGCTCGATCCTAAAAACAGGGAGTATTCATGACGATCCGGATCATTGATCGGCGGCAGGATAGTCGGAACAAGAGTTCCATCAACCGCAGCCGTTTCATCCAGCGCTTCAAGGGCCAGATCCGCAAAGCGGTTGGGGATGCCATCGCCCGGCGCGGCATCCGCGACCTGGAGAACGGGGAAAAAATCGGCATTCCCGGCAAGGACATCTCGGAGCCGCAATTTCGCCACGGCAAGGGCGGCATCAGGGAAACCGTGCATCCCGGCAATGACCGTTTCCAGCGCGGCGACATGGTCGACCGACCCTTTGACGGCCAGGGCTCGGGCGGTGCCAGCCCGGATGGCGAAGGACTGGACGATTTTGTCTTCACCCTGACCCGCGACGAATTCCTCGACCTGTTTTTCGACGAATTGGCGCTGCCCAACCTGGTGAAACGCCAACTGGCGCGGATCGACGAATACAAAAGGGTACGCGCCGGCTACACCCAGACCGGCGTGCCGACCAACATCAATCTGGTGCGCACCATGCGCGGCGCCGCCGGGCGGCGCCTGGCCACCGGCAGCCCCTATACCCAACGCATCCGCCAGTTGCAGGCCGAACTGGAGCGGGCGCTGGGCGAAAATCCAGTCGATCTCGAGGAAATAGATCAACTGCAGCGCGAAATCTCCCAGCTCCGCGCCAAGCACGAGGCGATTCCCTTCATCGACCCGTTCGACCTGCGCTACAGCAACCGTATCCGCATTCCCCAGCCCTCGACGCAGGCCGTGATGTTCTGCCTGATGGATGTTTCCGGCTCGATGGACGAAGAGAAGAAGCAGATGGCCAAACGCTTTTTCATGCTGCTTTACCTCTTTCTCAACCGCAACTACGAACACATCGACGTCGTCTTCATCCGCCACCACACCATTGCCGAGGAAGTCGACGAGGACACCTTCTTCCATGGTCGCGAGATGGGCGGCACGATTGTCTCGAGCGCCCTCAAGCTGACCCGGGAAATCATCGCCCAGCGCTATGCCGGCCAGTCGTGGAACATCTACGCGGCGCAGGCCTCGGATGGCGACAACTGGAATGACGATTCGCCGCGCTGCCGGGAAATGCTCGAGGCCGACATCCTGCCGCTGGTCCAGTATTTCGCCTACATCGAGATCACCACCGGCGAACCGCAGAATCTCTGGCTGGAATATGCCCGCCTGGCCGAAAGCAACGACGGGCTGTTTGCCATGCAGCGCATCGCCGGGCCCAGCGACATCTACCCGGTATTCCGCGAACTGTTCCGGAGGCGTCTAGTATGAGCGGCAAGCGCCCACGCCTGATTGCCGAAGGCTCCGACTGGACGATCGAGGCGATCGCCCGCTATGACGCCGAAATCGGCCGCGTGGC